CTGTACACACCCCTTCAGTGCCTTTTTTCTCTATACGAGACCTAACTTTTTGTATCCATTTTTTATCTACAGAGCCACCTTTCTTAAATGGAGCTATAAGATTTGGAGTAGCCCGTAAAAATCCTGATTCCCTAAGCATATTTAGTAGTTGCCCAACTTCTACTTCTCCTTCTTTTGATGCGCCTTTTATAATCGCGTCTGCAGCTTTTTTTGGTCCTCCAGGAAACTCTCTGACAAAAGTGTAAAGCGCATTTCTTTCAGTTGGTTTAAGTTTTGCATATTCTTTTGGAGATAATTCAAGAGCCTTTCCCATAAATTCTTTTAATTCGCGTTTAGCTTTTCTTCTTGCCTGACCTTTAGTTTGACCAAAATAACTTTTTGTGTAATCTAAAGGTTTATCAGGAGCATCAGTATCCCACCATTCTTTAGGTTTTTTAATTTCATCTAATCTTTCTTGTTGTTTAGTTAAACTTTTAAATCCTTGTCCTTTTGGTGATGCAGTAGCAAAACTTTTATCGAGCATACCCAGTCTTTTCATTGGTGGTAGTTTTCTAAAATCTGCTGTATTCATTTCAGTTCCATCGCCAAGAATAGTTTTGCGACCAGTTTTATCAAGTCTTGCAGCTGCACCGGGAGTTGTTCGTTCTAATATCCTTCCCTGAGCTCTGTCTAAAGCTCCACGCTGTTCCCCCCATGTCATTCCTCTAGATCTTGCCCCAGCAAGACCAGCATATTCTGCTTGAGTCATTCCAGTTTGCGTTAATTCAGGAGGTATTTTAAAACCTGTTGCTGGTTCAGAAATTCTAGCCCCTCCAGCCTTCGCTAATTGTAATCGTCTATTAAGCTCATTTTTTTGAGCATTACTTAATGAAGCAAACTCATCAATAGTTAAACCCGTTTGGCTACTAAAGCGATCACGAGGAGCACCTGTACGCCCTGCCCATGCAACTTCCTTTACACCATATTCAGGGTTTTTTATAATTGCATTGGTGTCTATCTCCTCTTTTGTTAAATCTCTATAACCTTTAATACGTAACTCTGTTGCTTTTTCTTTTGACGCACGAATTTTTTTTGGTATGTCTCTCATTTTTCCCGATACACTATCCCATTCACGTGTTTTAGTGACTGTAGATGTTTTAATATCTCCTGTTTTAGGATATGCATATTTTAATTTTCCTTGAGGATTAAGACTATAAGGAACACCAGCTAAAATATCATCTTCAGGAGTTATAGCCCCCATAGACCTTCTTGTTTGACGACCCGTTAATTCTTTTGCAAACACAGGAGCTGCACCACGAGCTCTTTCTATTTTGCTTATCTCTTCTAATTCAGACCCTGTACCTATGGGAGCATTGCCACGTCGCCTTTGTACATACTTACCAGCTGGCATTTCGGCTTCTAAGGCATATTCAGGTAATTCTGATCGACCCGTGCCGCCTACTGTTGCACTAGGTTTTGGACTAATAAATGTTTCTCGTGATGCTTTTTTTCCTGCCCCATAAACTGCGGCGCTTCCTGCACGAGGTTCGCCTCTATAACGGGGGTTATAACCTTCAAAACCATATTCTTGTGGGTTATATGGTTCTTTATATACATCCTTAGGTAATTTACGAGGATCTCTTTGTATATCACCTTTTACAACAGCAGCTCTATCTTGAAATGTTTCTAACTCTTGTTCTCTTGTTCTTTCTGCTATGCGTTTTTTTAATCTTTCTTGTTCTAAACGTCTTCTAACATCAGCTTCTCCAACGGCGGTTGTTTCTGAAAATTCATCTCCAGCTTTCGTACCAAATAATGATTTTTGTTTTTTTGAATATATTAATTCATTTTGTAGTTTATCACGTTTAGCATAAGCTTTTCTAAGTTCATCATCTCCTTCCGCTAATCCCCTTGCTCTAAATTTATCTATATCCTCGTTAGCTTCTCGAATTCTTTTTTGAAGCATACCTACTTTAGTATTGCTAACAGGAACTTTTTTAATTGGTCTTCTTTTAATTGATTTTATTGTTTTTGTCGCTTCCACACCTAGTGCTTCATCTGGAAACATATCAAGTTGAGCTGCGCTTGTTCTTTCAGGAAGTGATTGATATGCGAATGCAGGATTACCCTTAAGTTCACCTTTATCAATTAACTTGGCTACTGCCGCTTGTTGTCTTTTTGTTAGCTGGTTTACGGTTCCACTGTCTATAGCTTGTTGAAGGTCTTTTTTACCCTTTGCAGTTAAACCAAACTGTCTTGGTGCAGGGCCAACTATACCTGGTGTTGATACTGGTTCATGTATATACCCACTTCCTTTAAACGCATCCCAATCATGAATTTTTCTATCCTCAGGTTTAACATAGCCAGTTTTTTGAGCAAAATCCCAAGGGTCTTCTTTTTTTCCAGCTTTTCTTTCAGCTATTTTTTTAGCTAAAATTTCAGCTTTAGACAATTCTTCTATCTCTCCTTTTTCAAGAGCTATTAATCGTTGTCTTATACCAGGAGAATCTCTAAAACTTTTTTGTATTTGTTCTGTTAGTAATGCTTTTCTTTCTGCGGGACTTTTACCTGCGTCTTTAAGACGTTTTAAAAATTGTTTACCTGCAGGTGATTTTGCAAACCCCACTACCGCACGACCAAGTCCAACTACAACGGGAGCTACCATTTATGCACTCCTTTTAAACTAAACGGCCTTTAGTGTGACCTTGTCTAGCTATACCATCAGCACGTTTTGATGCTTTTGATCTGCCAGAAGATTTATTACCAGCATAAGCGCGACCACCGCCTTTTTTAGACATGGCCTTACTTTCATCACGACGATCTTTATATTTTTGCTCTTTCTTCTTACCATGACGAACACCTAAAGATTCATCAAGACGAGAATCGTAGCCTTGTACTTTACCGCCTTTTTTCATACCAGCAACTTTACGTGAGTGGCTTCTTCCTAATGCGGCTCTTTCCATAGTAGTCATGTCTTTGTAAGCTTTCTTTTTTGTTTTCTTTGTAACTTCTTTTTCTTTAGGTAGTCTACTTATTAATTTACGAAAATCACTTTTTACTTCTTTTCCTTCTTTGTAACCTTTAACTTTTCCGCCTTTTTTCATCATAGCTCTACCACTAGCATCAGCTAACTGACCTGGTCTATCAAAACCTTCTGTAGCAGTTAAGCCACGACCCATGCGATCTCTATTGGCAGCTGCCATTCCTTCTTTTGTGTAAGGATAGTGTTTATTTCCGACTTTCGGCATTTTATTTGCCTCCTTTAATCTTCACTTTTGTTCCTCCACCTTTGCACCGTATTAGTTTCCCAAATACGTATACCCGTCCATACTATAGTAAAAAATGCAGCTACATGAGGAAGCCATTCTAATAGTGTCCCCAAAACCGTAAACAACGAAGCTAGGTCTACCATGCTTTTTGTTTCATCTTTCATATGATCAAGCATGGTAGTTCCTAAATAACTCTTATCCACAAAACACCGTTATTAACGCAACCTGAGTTAACGTCATAATGGCAAAATCTGTGTTATTACTTCTGGTAGTTAATATACCAGCGCCAGGTATAGACATTTGCTGTGTAGTAGTTGCACTGCCTGGGGTATTAACTTTTAGAATTTCAGCGCCAGAAGTACTATTTAGATTAAAAACTACAGACCCAGCACTTGCAGCTCCTACATATTGAAACCCTCTAATTCTTGTGCGTGGTAAAGCTAAGGAACCTGTAGTTCCTATACTTACATTCCCAGCAGAAGCACCTGAAGCTGTAATTGATTGAATATATGAATAAAAGTTAGTTGAAGTTGCAGCAGCAGTGTCAGCTCCAGTAACTACTTCGGTTGTAGCAGTACCTGTTAAGTCACCTACTTTCTGCCCCACAATAGTAAAAGTATCACCACTATCATCGCCAGCGGAAGTAATAATAACTTTATAACCTATACCATTTACACCAGCATCATTGGTTAAAAGTGTAAGTGCACCAGCGCCTGATATAGACGCTGCTGCTCTATATAGTGTAGTGCTTACTGATGGCGTAATCGCCCAAACATCACTTGTGCTCATATCAGCCTCCTATTACGCAATAGTAGATATTGGTGACGATAATGCTTCTGCTTTCCAAGTAGAGTTTGTGCCATCATCTGATATGCATGTTATTTTAACTCTTGAGTTAACAACAGTAGAATTAGGTAATGTAAGTGTATCTCCTGCTACATCACTTGCTGGATTAGCAGCTGTACCACCCATTAATGATAACGCTCCAAACCAGTTTGAAACAGCAGCACCTGGTAAAACAAAAGTTACAGTTGTACCACCACCTACTGCGGTAGTTACAAAAAATTCATAAGTGAGACCTACATTATCTGTGCTTAAAGCAGGCATATTAACGACAATATCACCTGTTCCATCAACCTCAAAAAGAGTTCCTGATTGAGCAACTGTTAAAGTGGATGTAACTGCACTGCCTGTGTTGAATGTAGTACTATCTATTACTACTGGTCCATTAAAGCCAGCATCTGACGTAACTGGACCTGAGAATGTTGTTCTTGACATTTTAATTTCTCCATACAGAGTTAAGCTTACTAATCTTGTATGCGTCTGCCGGGGCAGTTTAGTAAGCCGGTTCTCCCGGTTTATTTAATCCTACACAATTTAAAGCTTTTACACAACGCAAAAAAAACCCCGCCGAAGCGGGGCTATGTTTAGGATCCAGTCACTTAATAAAAGGTGAATGGAAAATTAAGCACCTGGTGATCCAAACATTCCTAGCGGATCTGACCATCCAAAAGAATAACGCTCGCGAGCTTTGTAACGTACGTTACCAGTGTCGAAATCGCCATCCATAGATGTCGTCAACGCTGTACGCTCGAAGTGTTTCATACCATTAGGTACATCAGTAGTTAGGAAGTACGCATCGGTATCAGTTAAGAAATGATTAACTGAATAACCTTCTGGAATTGCACCGTTATTTTTCAATGCGTTGATGTCGTTATCAGCTGTACCCGGACGTTGGGCAGTATCTAATAAACGAGTTGCAACGAATTGTAAATCTGATGGAATTACCAGTCTGCGTGGTTTGGCAGCGATTAATAATCCTCTTTCATCCGTCCAATTTGAAATTTGAATTACTGCATTTTCCAATGCGGTTTCATTCAAATCAGAAGGAGTTGCTTGAGTATTACTATTCGTACCACCACTAACTAGAGGATGGTTAGTCACAGCTGATGCTGCATTAGTACCAAACAAAGAACGATCATCGCCGCCAAGAAAACTGCCGCTGAAACCGTTATTAAGAACATTAGCTGCTCTTACTTGTTTAGTATTAGCCATTGATCTAGCTAGAGCCTTGGTGTAACGAGCAGAAAGACTATCATATAGATTATCTTCTACCGCTTCTTCAGTTAAACTGAAACCCAAAGCTATTGTTACGTGATTGTAACGAGCTGTCCAAGCTTCTTGTGCGTTGTCATACGCAATAGCCGAACCTTCTGTTTTCAAAGGTGCTGCTGCGAAACCAGACAGTTTTGTTTCTTCTTCAAAAGATCTATCAGATGACTCTGTTTCAAAGATCTCTTTGTGCTCTTGACCATAACGCGCATATTCAAGTCCGAATAAGGCATTTAGGCCAGGGAGCAATTCTTTCATTAATTGCGCTCTTGAAATTGCCATGTCTTATATCTCCTTAAATACCGGTTGAGTTTTCATATGAGTGTTGACCTGCATTAAACTTAACTATAACGTCAGTAAATGCATCACCCACAGTTGAGTCTGTGCTTTCGACGAAATCAACAATACGAAAAGCAATGGTAGCCGTTTGAGCTGTCGTTGCATCGAGTGCGGTGTTTGAAACTCCGCTTGTTGTATCACCTGTAGATGTACTTTGCACTGCTGCTAATGGTGCGTTAGCACCTAAATCAGCCTGTGCTACTGCACCATCCGCTTGTACTTGAAAAAGCACATCAGGATCATCTACCACGTAAGCCATCGCATCTGAAGCAACTGTGCCTGTAGGCCAGTGATTCGAGAATGTTTTGTTCTTACTGGTAGGGTCAGTATAAGTACAACCTACAAAAACACCAATTACGCCAGCTGGGAACTGATCTGCATTACTGCCAATGTCAGTAACTACTTCAATCGTTCCAGCTGCTACTATATTAACTATAGAGCCGTTAAAGATGTTTGTTCCAAATCCAGACGCAATCTTAATGTGTCGAACAGCTCCCGCATAGGGAGTACCGCCGACGTGGTTAAGAGGCTTGAACCCATAAGGGGTTGCTGTAGTAGCCATTATTGTGTCTCCTTAATTTATTTATTGCCTTTTCCAAAAGAGGTAGTTTGACGTCCGTCTGAAAACTTAGGCATACGTGGATCGTTTTGATTCATGTAATGGTTTTCAATAGCTTCAGTCTGATTTTCAGTTCTTTGCTTATAATAAGCATTTCTCTGATCAACTATCTCTTGTGGGGCTTTACATAGCAACAGACCACCTATTTCAATCGAATCTTTAAAAGCCGATTTTGGATCTGTTACCAATTTGATTTCTGGGTGTTCGGAATGTTTAACCGGCTCCCAGCCCTCACGCATTTTAGAGGATACATTTATGTTATCAGCTACATTAAGAAGTGAAACTCTAATCCACCTATACGCCCACCCTGGTTGCTTTTTAAAATCTGGCAACAAAGACGAAGGTTTCCATTCTTTAGTTTTCAATAC